TGCAACATTGTTAGAGATGAGCAGCTTGTTAAGCGGGTCAAGTTTGAGCGAAAAATGTTCTCAGGCTACGCCTTGGAGCGGTGGAGTGATTGGTTCTCCAGCTACTGGCTGAGTAAAAAAATATGACAGGCGTTTTCCATGTTTTGCGGACAGAGCACATGAAAGCGGTTGCGCTTGCAGCGGTTGAGGCTGTTGAGGTGTCGAGCAAGAAGCCAATTAGTGTGCAGATTAAGACGTACACCCAAAAGCGGTCTGAGGCACAAAACAGGGTATCCCACCTATGGTATGACGAGATTGCTGATCAGGGGCAAGAGTACACGTCCGAACAGATCAAGTGCCGGGCCAAGAAGCACTTTGGCGTACCGATTCTGTTGGCGCATAGCGAGAAGTTTAACGCTGCCTGGTTAAAGGCGATCCAGTCTTTTCCAAGCTACGAGGAGCAGGTTGATGAGTTGCTGCTATTTTTCCCGGTGACCAGCCTGATGACCACTGAGCAGATGTCTCAGTATTTAACGGATTTTTACCGGGTACAGGGGCAGCGATACAAGCTGACCGACCCCAAGGTGTATGGACTTGGCTAAAACATTACGAGCGCAGTGCCTAGTGGCTGCTCAGAAGCTGGCACGGATATCTGCTGCGAACAGCAACGGGTACGCGCAGTGCGTTTCCTGCGATCCGAATGAGCTTAACTCTTGGCATCATTGGAAGGATATGGATGGTGGGCACTTTATTCCTAAAGGCTCCAGCGGCTATTGGGCGCTTGAGGTCCAGAATATACACCCACAGTGCAAGGGCTGTAATGGCTTCAAAAGCAAGTACGGCTCTGCCGAGGCCTGGTACACGCTGTGGATGGAAGACTTTTATGGCAAGGATTTTGTGCAGCAGATGCTGCGTGACAAGCGCAAGATCAAGAAATTATACGCGGCTGACTATCGAGAGTTGTTGGCTGAATTTAAAGAACAAATTAAGTTCCACGAGGACCGACTAAATGGCTACTGATTACAAATTTTTGCGGCAGTTTTGCAAAAGCAAGATACAGGAGCGGGTGCTTGAGGCGGTGATTAAGCACGGCGGCAATATGACCAAGGCTGCAAAAGAGTTAGATCGCAGCCAAAGTGGCGTTTGGCAAATGATGAGTCGCCTGGAGGGTCTCGCTGCCAGGGGCGCTGTGGCACCGCATCGAAGCGTTGATAAGCAGGTGATGGAGGGCTTTGAGGCCAAGAGAGTCTCAACTGCCTACAACAACGAGGGTGAAGTCGCACTCCAGTGGATCATTCAGGAGCCTGAGCGGCGCTCTTTAAAAGAGAAGGTTGAGGCCATGATGGAAGGTCTTAAAGACGATCTAACGGGGTTTATGAGGCCGATTAAGCCGCCTAAAATTGTAAACCCTGACCTGCTCGCTTGCTACATCATCGGCGACCATCACTTTGGGATGCTGGCTGATGGCGACACAAAACTAGATGACGATAATTACGATGTGAAGATCGCTACGAAGGTGTTGACCGAGGCGGTGGATAAGTTAGCGTCCAGGGTTGGTAATTGCGAAAGGGCGATCCTGCTAAATGTCGGCGACTTTTTCCACGAAGACGGAAATCAGGCAACGAGCAAGGGAACGCCCGTTGATGTTGATACGCGGATTGGCAAGACCTTTAAGTTAGCCGGTCGCTTATTTCAAACGCTGGTAACAAGGCTTTTGCAGCAGCATAAGCATTTAACTTTGGTAAACGTCCGGGGTAACCACGATACCGCGATGGCTTGCCATCTCAGTAGTGCGCTGGACCTGCTGTATCAAAATGAGCCGCGCATTGATGTCCTGCCTAATTATTCCAAATTTTTGCATATGTCTTATGGCAACAACCTGTTTGTCTTTCACCACGGTGACCGCATAAAGCACGAGCAAATTCTCCAAGCAGTCATCACGAATCTTGACGATCAGTGGTCTGCAAGCAAGAAGCGGTACTGTCACTTGGGGCACATCCATCACCACACACGGCGCGAGGTCGGCAGTATGCACTTTGAGCACTGGGGCAGTCTTACGGCAACAGACCAATGGCACTCTGATTCTGGGTATGGCGCAGAGAGGTCGATGACGGCGGTTATCTACCACAAGGAGCGGGGCGAAGATAGCCGGGTCAAGGTCACCGCATGATGGGCATTAAAACGCGATCTGGCTCGGTCAGTGTAAAAACAGACTATTCCCTAACCGATATTGCCGCCATGCAAAGGTTTTTAGCGGCACTTGAGAGGAGCAAGAGAATGAAAATGACAGCAGAGAACATGCACTTTTGGCTAGTTGCTGCGAGCGACATGAACGACCCAGAGTTATTTAGCTGTTTAGCGGAAACGCTGGCAAGCTCATCGAGCGCCTGGCAGGAGGCTGGTATCGATATGTGGGTTGAAGCCGTTAATGGTGCGATAGACAGGCAGTCCGAGGAGCAGGCGGCAGAGGCTAAGATGGCCGACGAGAAGATCGAAGCCATAACGGCAATGCTTGATGATGAGTGAGTTGCTCGCAATGCTAACGCCCGGTGCGCCACCCATCGACGCAGAGATTCGAGGGACCAGCGGCCAGCGTATTACGCCAAGCGATGTTGCGGCGTGTCTGGCCCACGTTGATCGGTACACCTACCTGTACGCATTGAGCAAGTTTTGCCTAGATGATCACTCACGGGCTGAGTTAAATGATTTGGCGATAGAAGATGCTGTGGGCCGGGGTTACACGTTCCAGAGCCAAGAGCCTGACGACAGTGTTGAGCGTCTTGGATTGTTGGCGCTGTCTTTTAGCATTAGCCCTAGTCGATGCCAGATGTGCAAGGGTACGGGCCAGGTGACGGCTGCAAGCAAGGTTGATAGCTGCCCGAAGTGTCAGGGCACAGGCAATATGCAACTGTCGGCAAGGCGGCTGGCTGATGCGATGGGAGCAGGGCGGTGGCGATCACAGAAGGTGTGGATGCCGCGTTTTCAAACATTACTGTCGGACTATCAGGTCAAGGATGACGCGATTCAGACGGTTTTATACTTAGGGTTACGAGATGAGTAAGGGTTCTGAGCAACGACCAACGGATTTAAAAAAGTTTAAGTCAAACTGGGATGCCATTTACGGCAAGCCTGAAAAGAAGAAAGAGCCAATTAACAAGAACCCCAAGACCTGGAAAGAGTTCCACGTTGAGGCGGCTAAAATTGAAGCGGACAAAAAACCCTAAACTTTGTCCGCTAATGGATTAGCGTTTAATTTGGCGGTTGTTTAGATGCTAAATTCGATTAAATACACATAAAATACACAAAACGTACACATAGTACTTCAACGACCTGCCAAGACGTGTTGAAATAGTCCCAAGATAGGGTTTCTGTCACACGACATTAACTCTATTGAAATGTTTCGACCCGCCTAGCGCGGTAACTCCTCCCCTTTGGCCGCTCTTAATTAGCGGCTTTTTTTTGCACGGGACTTTTACAGTACCCCGGAGAAGCAATGTCCAGACCGACCGTAATGACCGACGATATTGTCGCTAAATTGGAGAGTGCTTTCCTGATGGGTTGCACGGACAACGAGGCCTGTCTGTACGCCGATATTGATCGCAGTACGCTCTATCGTTATCAGGAGAAGAACCCTGAGTTTAGCGACCGAAAAGAGGTCTTGAAGAGCAACCCTTATATGCTCTCAAGAGGCGTTCTAATAGACGCTTTGCGCGATGGTGATGTTGCTACTGCTCATAAGATGATTGACCGTAAGGAAGGCTCTAAAGTGGCCCTAGATCATCTATCGAGTGACGGCAGCATGAAGCCAACAATGATCCAGCTAATACCTGTTAGTCCTGATGACAACGGCGACAGTTAATCTGCCAGAAGTCCTGGTGCCAGTGTTTGCTGGTGAGGCGAGATACCGGGGTGCCTATGGTGGCCGGGGCAGTGGTAAGACAAGAACATTTGCGCTGATGACAGCCATTAAGGGTTATCAGTGCGGTATGTCAGGGCAGTCTGGTCAGATACTGTGCGCCAGAGAGCACCTGAACAGCCTCGATGAGTCATCGCTTGAGGAGATTAAGGCGGCTATCCGCAGTGTTGACTGGCTTGCTGACTATTACGATGTCGGCGAGAAGTATATTAAGTCTAAAGATGGGCGCATTAACTATGTGTTTGCCGGGTTAAGACGAAACCTAGACAGCATTAAGTCAAAGGCCCGAATCATTATAGCCTGGGTAGATGAGGCCGAGCCTGTTAGTGAAGAGGCATGGCGCAAGCTAATCCCAACGGTCAGAGAAGAAGACTCAGAGATATGGGTCACTTGGAACCCGGAGTCAACCCGGTCATCGACCAACAAAAGGTTTAGAGAGAACGTCCCAGAGAACGCCAAGATTGTTGAGTGTAACTGGCGCGATAACCCGTGGTTTCCAAAGGTGCTTGAGCTAGAGAGGGTTGCTGACAAGAAGGTCAGGCCTGATGTTTACGAGCATGTTTGGGAGGGTAGCTACCTAGCAGCCCACGAGGGCGCTTACTTCTCGCATTTGATAGAGAAGGCCAAGCGTGAAGGCCGGGTAGGTAACGTCCACGAAGACCCGCTGATGGAGACCCGTGCCTACTTTGACATTGGTGGCACCGGGGCAAAGGCAGACGCGACATCGATCTGGACCGTCCAGTTTTATAAGTCAGAGATCAGGGTGCTTGGTTACTACGAGGCTCAGGGTCAGCCACTGGCGACACACGTTGCCTGGTTAAGAGAACAAACACAGGATATTAAGACTGTCGTGCTACCGCATGATGGCAAGACGCACGACAAGGTCTATTCGGTGAGCTATGAGAGCGCATTGAGAGAGGCTGGCTATAACGTCATCGTGGTGCCCAATCAGGGTGCTGGCGCTGCTGGTGCCAGAGTTGAGGCGGTAAGAAGAGTGTTACCCAGTGTCTACTTTAATGAGCCAGCCTGTAAGGATGGTTTAGAGGCGTTGGCCTGGTATCACGAGAAGCGCGACGAGAACAGGAACATAGGGCTTGGACCTAACCACGATTGGTCCAGCCACGCGGCAGACGCATTCGGAATGATGGCGGTGGTGTATGAGCCACCGAACGCATCATGGGGTAAGCCGTTAAGGGTTAATTTAAAAGGTATTGTATGAGTGGCAGAATACTAGGAATATTAGACAGTCTGTCGGACATTGCTGGGGATTTAGTAAGGAGAGGTGTACCAGAGAGTACGGCGCTAAAGATAGCGTCAGGTGAACTCCCAATGGACCAGGCGAGTCGATCATCAAGAGCCTTGGATCAGGGTTACGACCTTAATAGCCC